TGCCGAGCACCTCTTCTTGGTATGCCTTTGGTTGATCGCGCAACCAGTAACCGTAACTATTGAAAACACGTTCGCCATCGCGCTTAACGGACGCTGATACCTGACCACCTTCTGCGGCGCGTTTACCCTCGCCAATAATTTCCTCCGGTGGACGTAAGCCAAGGGCGCGGTAATCAACAATCGGAATCGTCGTTGACCTGCAGTTGAAATGAACCGGCGGCAGCGGACCATCACCGTATTTGTATTCTTTGCCGTCAAGGCTGCGGCAGATTGCTGAGGTGCGGCTATCAAGCGTGGCCACGTAACGATATTTCTTGGTTACATCTTGATTGGCTTGGTAAACGTTTTGGCTGGCCGTGTTGGCCACTTGCTGAACGCTTGTGCGGACAACTGTTAACACTTGATTGTCTGCCAATTTGGTTAGTTCACCGCCGGCTAAGGCTTGCTGTTTTGCTGTTTTGGCCAACTGCCCGAAATCAAGGCTTCCAATAAGACGCCGTGCAATCTGAGGCGTGGGTTCACCAGCCAAAATACCCGTGCGAATCGTGGCATTAAATCGCTGCGCCTGTGATTCGGCTAAACCGCGAAATGCCTTTTCGACGACTTGACCGTTGGGCAACGTGATTGCTGCGCCTTGGCCTGCCGTCAGGTTGAAACCACCAGTACCCGGAAGCGTAAAGTTAATGTCCGTCGGGTCAACAGTGGCGACGGTCGCGGCAAAATTTGGTGCCACTTCAACAGTGTTAACAGCTTGCTGAGCGATAACGCCGGGTTGAATGCCACGGGCGCCGACTTCACCGCCAGCAACAGCAAGCCGCAGTTGTTCCGTAACAAATTCTGTCTGCAGTTCGGCCAAGCCTTGCAATTCAGTGGCCGTGTACGCCGTGCTGCGTTCTGCCCAACTGTCCAGTGATTCCTTGAGCTGAGCAAGGATGACACGAAGACGTTGCGCCTGAACTGATGACGGGCTGACAATGCCGCCACCTGCTGTGGGCACACCAAAATCAATACGCTTCAGATCATCAACGGCGCTCAGGATGATGCTGTTGTAATCACGGACAATCTGACCGGCGACAGCATTACTGAAACGGTTTAAGTCAATGGCATTGCGGTAAATATTGGCAACAGGATCATTGCGGTTGATACGCCGCTTAAATTGCTCAACGTTGAGCAGGCGAGGTGTAACGCCTGATTGGGTCATTATTCAATCGGCGTAACTGGTTCTTCGTTGTCCTCTGCCGTCAGCTCTTCGCCTGAAATATCCTCACTGCCAAGGTTTTCAGGACCGCCGAGTTCAATTAGCCCGCCGGCTTGCGTTGCTTCCAGCTCTTCCTCAACATCAAAGTCATCACCCAATACTTCACCCTGCGCCAGTTGATCGAGCAAGGTCTTCTGGGTGATAGTGCCAGCGGTGTAAAGCTGCAGCAGGGCAAGGATTTCCTGTGGTTCAAGGCGTGCGCCCACAAAATCCCTGTTGACAAAACTGCTGCCTGATTGTTGCTGACCAAGGTAATCGGCGTGGAAGCGCAGGCAGTTATCAATCAGGTCTTGCATTTGCTGAGCAACAACCATCATGGTGCTGTCGCCTTGGCTGCGATCAATGCGCTTGGCTTCGGCGGTTTCGGCGCTTAATTTTTGGCCAAGCACAGCAGACAGGCCGAGTTCGTTGATCTGACCGGCAAGCTGTTCAAGGCGGCGGAACTGAGCCTCGTAACTTTTGCCTTCGGGTTCAATGTATTCGGCACGGCCTTCGGCGGGGAATGCAATAGCCTCTCCGGGACCGGCTGACACTTCCTCGGCAGATGACGGGAAGCCGTAGAAAGCCAGCATTGGCACGCCGCTGATGTGCAGCATGTTGTCCAGATCGCTTTGAATCTGATAGGTCTTCAGGTTCAGCTCAGCAATGTCTTCCAGTGGCGGGCGGGATTCAAGCAAGCCGACACGGTTGGAATAGGCAATGGCAAAAGGAATGTAATCAAGGCTGGTGTTGCCTTCCGCCACCTTTTCAAATTGACCCTTGGTGTCGGACTGACGGTGTAGCTCATATGAGCCCGGACGCAGCACGCGCACTTGCTCTAGGTATTTTTCGCCAAACTCGCCGTCAGGAACAACGATGCGCTCAAGTAGGCGCAGCATGGTCAGCTTCTGTGCGCCGTTAACGATTTCAGAGCGCCAACCAAGAATGTCACGCGGGACATAAGCACACCAGTAAGGACGTAAGGAAGCAACGTCAGTGATGTTTTGCAGTTCGTCTTCGGTTTCGCTGGGAAAGTCAACCAATACGCCAGCGTGGCCGTAACGAATGATTTTGCGAGCTAATTCATAAGTAAAAATATTCAGGTCATTGCCCTGCAGGTCTACATCAAACAGTTGCTCACGAATTACATCAGGCACATCGTCCAGACGCACCGGCTTACGTGTCAACATGCCAGCCAGCATCCGCTCAAGACGCTGGTAATACGGCGGACAAACGCTACGAGCTAGGCGGTTGTCATATGACTCGTCTTGTTCGCGTGGCTCCTGCGGCAGATACCGGCGATGCTTACGCCGCATACCGTATGTGCCTTGCAGCAGGTCTTCAATCAGAATCCAATGCGGTTCCTGTGCAGCCCAAGCACCGTTTACGTCTTGAACCTGCGTTGCCTTGCGCGTCAGATTCCGGTCATAGTGGCGGAAGCCGGAGTAAGTCATTTTTCGCGCTTAGCCATACACAAATTCTATGGCCCTAGGTTAATAGCCAATATGGCGCTGGGCCTCCGATACCGCCACACACGGCGTTCAGCCTTACGGACAGAGCCGACCCAGCAGCGGTAGTTTATTCGGCCTTGTCAGCGCGGGTGATTTCGTCTTCTAGGGCATCGGCAGCTTCGTCAAAGCCTTCGTCATATAGCCACTGTTGAATGGCCGTGAGCATTGCGGACGCGGCTTCGTTGAACTCGTAACAGGCGTCGTCAACGGTTGAATCGAAGGCGGCTTCAAGATCGCGCCAAAGGGGTGCAGACATTGTGATGGTGCAGCGGCTTCAGGATAGCCATAACACACTGGGGTATACCCGTGGTTGATCAGTACAGCCTGATACCCGTGCCGCGCCCAGCGCCCTGATGCAGCGGGTTGAACTCACGCCACACCAGATACCCCAGCGCATCGTTCATGTGGTCATGCCCAGCTTCCTTGTCAGGGTCGCCCTTCTCCGTGTAGCTCTGCAGCTCTAGGCATTCGATCAACCGCCGGCAACCTTCAAACACCTGCAGCCGTACCTCACCCTTGGCGTTTTCCAGCAGGCTTTGCACCGCCAGCACCCGATCACGAACAGGCGGGTTGGCCTTGCCTGATTGATTGCTGAACCCATGCTGCTCAAGGATCTGAATGTCCGTGCGGCTGGCATTGGTGCTGCGGTTACCGCCCGAAGCGTCGGGGTACACATAAATACGTCTGTCCGGGTAGCGCCGCTTGATTTCACCGGCCAGTGCATCGGTGTCGTGCGCCCCGCTGATTTCGTCGATCACCAGCAGGCTGTTACCAAGCCTCACACCGATGATTGCGGACATATTGGCCACGTTGAAGTCGATGCCGACACGGAGCGGCTCACGGCTGATGTCAGGCAGGCTGGCCACCACATGTTTCACGCGGTCAAACCTGTCGTAAACCTGACCCGTATTGAGATTAACCCACTGACCCTCAAGATAGGACTTGATTAGTTGTGGCGGATAGTTGGCCATCAGGCTATCCACAAACCCGTCAGGCAAATATGGGTTGTCCATGGTGCGAGCACGGATCAGGGCCGTGTCCTCACCGGCGTTGCGGTCGAACGTATCGAATGCCCAGCCATAACCCTCAGGCGTGGTGGCGGCGTAAAACTGCTGCACGTTGCCAGCACGAAGACGAGCCAGCGCCATTCGCGTTGCTTGTTCGGCCACGCGCTTGTTTGCCGTGTCAGCTTCGTCAAAGCCAATGGCGCAGAGGTTCTGACCACGAATCCGGTTCCACGTCTCCATCGTCCGCAGAAGGATCGTGTGGCTGCCCTCAGCAAAGTGCAGGGTGTATTCCGGCAGCGGGCTAACGCGGAAGTCAAAGGGGATCTCCCACTCTTCCAATAGGTCGTCCATGGTGCGCTGGAGGATGTCACGCAGCATCGGGGCGACAGGCTCAAACAAGGCGCTGACGTGGCCAATGTTCAGGGCTGCCATGTGAACAGCCTTGGCTACGAGGCCATGGGTCTTGCCAGCACCAAACCCACAGACAAGGGCAAGTTTGCGATGCTCGGTGTCGTTGCAGAAAGCCAGTTGATGCGGCAGCAGCGTTTGCCGGATGCGGTCTAGGGCTTGCTGTGTGGTTGGTCCTGTCTGCTGTGAGGATGGCGGATCAAGGAGGAAACCACCCGGAGCGTTGGCGAGGAGGCTCAAATTTCAAGGCCGATCAATTTGGCTTGAAGCTGAACGGAATTAAGGGCAACCTGAGTTTGACCGCGCTTGTAAGCGGACTGTTCATAGGTGCGAAGACGACCAAGGGCTTCAGCAATCCATGAAGGTCTGGTCATGGCTGCGTCTTCTTCTAGGCGGATTCTTGCGCGTTGAATGTATTCATCAACTTGCCGAGGAGTGATATTCCATTGTTTCGATCCGAATTGAACGATTTGACCACGTGATTGTCCTTCGGTCAAAAGACCGTAAATGGTG